AGATAGTCGCATCATTCCACGGTAAACAGTGCGGTATGAATTAACACTAGGGGGCAATGGCAGTGACAACACTAGCATCCAATTGGCATCCAAGGACCATCTACTTCGCTATCCCAACAACATACACCACCTGTAGGTGATTTCTCACACTTGGTATAAGCATAGGAATTGATAGAAAGGATGACGAAAGACATTATAAGTGCTTTAAAAAGGGACTTCATCATCCCTCCGATTGGTCTCTTTAGGATACTGAGTAGTGTTATCAGGTTTCCAGTTATTCTCTCGCATAGAAATAATTACCCCTTTAGGAGTGTTCTTAGTCCAAGCACCAATGCGAACCGTATCGCCTGCTGCATAGTCTTTAGACAGAACCAACACTCCTGTTAAGTCTGGCGCCTTGTCATTAGCCTTATCGTGGTTGGTAAGTAGTGATCCTTGACCTGGTGAATGTACAAATGTTGCCATTAAGTTCTCCTTGAGTTGGCTATTTTTTCTAACAATTTAGCAGTCTGACTGCCGTTCCATGACTTCATATACATCATATTGCGATCCCGCAAAGCATTGTGCTTCTCTAGCTTGGTGCGCTCATCTAATTTAGGTGACTCATGTATGCGCTTGGCAAGGTCTACAAAGCCATCCATCCAATCTTCTATACCTTTGTAAGTCTCATAAGCTGAGTCTTGATTAGGTACATACAATGGAATGCCATCGGGTATGTCCTCTGCAATGTCGGCTAATTGCACAGGGGATGTTTGATGTGAAACAATCTCTACTTTTCCAAGGTGCTTGGGCGGGGGTTCAAAGTCCTGTACTTCTTCGGGAGAGTAGAATCCTGTAACAGATCCAGGGAAAACTGATCTAATACCTTCTGAAATACAACGGCTTCTAAGCATCGCTCTGGGGAACCGTTGCCATCCAGACCCAGGCTTAACAAGACCGATGTTTTTTGCTTGCTCGATAGTCCATGTAACCGCAAGCTCACCCCCGTTGGGATGTGAAAAAACTCCTGTAACTTTGTCATCTGTGTATTCCTTCCAGTCTACTTTGCCACCTGCTTGTTGAAAGCGAGCCAGCATTGCATCTGCTTTGAGGGCTGGTCTGCCTTGAATGATGTGAAAGTCCCGTGCAGCCGTAGCGGGGTGCAATCCTTCTGCTTGTGCTACTGCCATCAGTGCTAACACCGAGTTCTTATCCTTCATACCAAATAGACCAGAGGCTGCTATTGCCCCTGCCATCTGATCCATCTCACTAAAGCTCACGATATTGCTCATGTCAATCTCTCCGATAATTCGATAATTAGATCAATGACACTTGTGGCAGCCATAAGCCATACCGCTATATCAATTAAGTTCATTTTCTGCATCCTTTATTCTGTTTTCTATGAAAGATTGCCAATGCTCAAGCTCCTCCATAAACAAGGTGTATTGAGTAAATTCTTCTGGTGTTACATCAATAAACCCGTCATTAGAATTTTTATAATTCCAATCATTTTGGTCATCAGTCATGTAATAAAACGGATACCATTCATCGTGATAAGCAACTAATTTCATTTGACTAAGAACCTCCGTGATCCTGGCTGCTCGATAACAAACTGCTCATAGATGTCGGGCATCGCCTGTTGAAATAAAGTGCTTGAGAACCGCTTAGATGGCTTGCTGTTGCGCCAAGTCACTAGGGTTGAACCATCTACCCCAACGATGGTGTCTCGCTCTCCTAAGGCATTTCTAAGGCTTACTTCTAATTGCTCCTCTGCTGCCTCCCACACCTTGATCTGCCCCTTAATGTCTTTTAACTGCGCTATGGCATTCTCAATCTCACGGGTAGCAGTGATGGCGCCCTCATATCCTATAGGGAATATGAGCTTGGTTTGCTCTACAGTCTGCGCATCAGGTACGGTGTCAGTCTGTACACAAGCCCAATACTTTGCCATCTCCTTAATCAAATCATCCTTCATTTGATCGGTGATGGTAAATTCAAAGGTGACAAATTCTTGACCACCAAAGAGCACGGCAAGAAAGATGTGGTCAATATTGTGACAGGCTGCCTCATGCACTAACTGGGCAAGATCACTGGCTGGCACGATATTGTTATCAGCATCAAACTTAGAGCGCACCCCTGCATTGTAGTTTTTAGCCTCAATTAAGGTCTTACCATCTGCGCTAATGAAATCAAAGTGTGAACGGAACCAATCATGCTTTGGGTGAGTCATGCTGTAGTCTGCTTCTTTGACCTCTATTTGGTGTTTGTCTTGAAATAGTCTGCCGATCACAGGCTGCATGACATGACCCATCTGCACTGCCTCTATATGGGATAAGTCCTCAATGGGTAGCTTGCCTTGCTTTTGTAGAATAGCATCAACTGCCCTGCCATTGGCTGCCTTGCGACTATCACCAGACCACCATGCACCCATCCTTACCTCAGGTGCAAAGTCCTCTTGATTGTTAACCATCATGCCCCCTTCGCTAGGATGTTGACTAGGGCTAAGAGGTGATTAACCTGCTTGCGATAGAAGTCTAGGTTGATCTGTAGATCTGCAATCTGATCTCTTGCTTGTTCTACTGCATCATCTTGCCGACCAATCAGGTTCTTTAAGCGGTCAATCTCTTTTTGGTGTGCATCCTTAGATGGGCGATTAGGCTTTCTTTTTACTTCAGGGCTTAGTTTTACTTTTTGCCATACCATGATTAATGCTCCTTAGTTAGGTTATATACCGAATGGGATTTTGGATAAATCGTCTAACTCATCTTCGGTGTAACGAGCTGCACGAATAGGTTTGTATAGGCGAGCATCTTTCCCACAGCCTGACACTTCCATCATTCTTTCTAGTCCTGCGGTTCTATGCTCAACTTGTCCGCTTACCATGTCTACATAAGCACTAGCGAGACAGACTTGGGTAGCCTCCTCGTAGTGAATGCAATCTATACAGAATTTCATTTGGGGTTCCTCAATCGTTAGGTTAATTGATTACTGCTACAACAAACTATATACCATGAATAATCATAATGCAACTAATTTATTCATCTTATTTGCATAGGTACATACCCGTAGTTATGGTTTGAGTTATGGTGGGCTTTTTCGTTTTTGACTTTCATTTCTAAATATCTCTCAAAGAAAAATAATGAGTTGATAAGCAGTCTGTAACCACTGCACAGACAGTCGCAGCAAGATTAAGTCTAGGACTTAGTCCGACTTATATCGCAGCACTCTTAATAGAATTGTGAATGAGAACCAAACCCCTTATGAATATAGGGTGCAAGCTCAAAATTGAGCTATAGCTATCGTTTATTCCAACCTAGACCGCTAGACCTAAGTATCGTTTATACCCTTTGGCGCTATTCCATACGGGTGGACTGGGTCATAGTCCCGATAGCAAACTCAACAGCAAATAAAAAAACCCCTAAGTGGATATTCTGTTCTCGACAGGTTTAAAAAATGGCTCTCAAATCATTTTCTAAACCAACAAAATACCCAATTAGGGGTTCAACTTATGCACTGTCGAGGTTGCAATGGTTCAAATTCTACATCTATCTAGATTAAGAATGCAAGCGCAATTAGTACTGGAACCATAAAAAGACTACAGACCAGGACAATCTTATCCGCTAAAGTGTCGTTTTTATACATGGTTTTCCTTTTTGAAATAAGACTTTTCAAGTATGTCTTGAATTAGCTTGCAATCCTCTTTGTCAATGTTTAGCCAATTGGTAGAACCAAAAAGCCCTTGAACTTTAATTTTTAAATCTAGGTCTGTATTTGCCAAAATTGGTTCAGGCAAAACACTAAAAAATTGATTTTCTATGTATTTAGACATGAAGTGATCCCCCTTTGTTTACATGACACCACGAATTAAAGCCCAAAGGCTTTAGACCTTGTTTAGCAGCCCAATAAAGATATGCTTGATATTTAGTTTTATAGTCCACGATTAGCACCCCATCAATTCTTCACAGGTCTGGTCTAGTTCAATAGCGCCATCTGTGTGATTGTATTGAGCTATGAATTTCTCACCCCACCAATAGCCTTCTACTTGCTCGAGGTTTGTATCTATCCAAATGTTAGGACCTCCAAAAGCAACTAACAGCCTTGCTCCTTTGTAGCTTCTATCACTGTTTAAGATCCAGTTAATATCTAGTACATCCCTCAAGTAATCATAGGCAGATCCTTGCTCGTTCTCATCATCAGATGACTGGCCCCAATCGCCATCCTCGATAGCTTTTACAATGCTTAGGACTTGATCTTTTAACATAGAGTCAGTTGATTGTTTAGGTAATGCGCTCATCGTGTTACTCCTTCAGTTAGGTTAGGTTTTATTGCTTGTTGAGTTGATCTTTTGCATAGTTGTATAAAGACCATTTGGAACAGTTTGCCCAGTAAGCATGATCTTCATTGATTAAATCTTCAATTTTGTTGTGAAGGAATATATCCTCACCACATAGACCACCAATCTCATTGATGCTTGGCAATAGGTTCTGTTTTAAGAGCCACTCCTCAACATCTGTCAATACTTCGTATACTGTCATTGTTGTTTCGTATGTCATTTTTAATACTCCTCAGTTAGGTTTAAGGTTACTGCTGATTAGTATATTACTACGATTAATAGATTAGTCAATA